GAATGCGTACACCGAGGAGGGCCGTAAGAGTGTCTCTAACAAGACTTCACAGTTCACTAGTATACGTAATGCAGGTGGCTTCACAATGGCCTGTGGGACTCGCTATCACCCTGCTGACCAGTATGACACATGGATGAATCAAACCTATCATATCTACAATGAGGAAGATGTGGCTATTGATGTTTCACCTATATGGGAAATCAAAGAATATGCAGTCGAGGTTGACGGTGTATTTTTATGGCCTAGAGTAGTACGTCCTGCTGATAACAAAGCATATGGGTTCAACCTACAAGTACTTGACAGAATCAAAGGTGAGTATGAGGACAGGGTTCAATTCCATGCACAATACTACAATGACCCGAATGACCCCGGTTCAGAACGTATCAATAAAAGTCAGTTCCAGTACTATGACCAAAGGCACATCAAACGTATAGGCGGTGTATGGTACTTCAAACATAACAAACTAAACGTGTATGCCGCTGTTGACTTTGCATTCTCTTTAAGCAGTAAAGCAGATTACACAGCTATAGTGGTTATCGGTATTGATTGTGAGGGGAGAATATATGTACTTGATATTGACAGGTTCCGTTCAGATAGAACAGTAGAATACTTCCGTCATATCAAAGGTTTACATGAAAAATGGATGTTAAAAAGGCTACGTGCCGAAGTTACTATTGCACAACAAGTAATCGTGAATGATATAAAAGACTATATCAAAGAAGAAGGAATGGTATTACCTGTTGATGACTATCGCCCTAATCGTAAAGAGGGTAGTAAAGAAGAACGTATAGCCGCTACATTAGAATGGAGATATGAAGAACAAAGAGTATGGCACTATATGGGAGGTCAGATTCCAATCTTAGAAGAGGAACTGATTCAATCTCGTCCTAAAAATGATGACGTAAAGGATTCACTAGCATCCGCTATCTCCTTTGCAGTTAAACCAAAACAACGTAAAGCTAAATCAGCAGTAAGTGAATTGTTCAGTAAGAACAGAGGCAAAACAAATAGGTTTGGCGGTATGCCATACTAACAGGAGATAATAATGAGTGACGCAGTAGCAGAAATCCGTAGCTTTATGACGGGTGACCATGCCGCAGATTGGGTAACCTATATGTGGATTACATACAATAACCAGAGACAAGAAAAGATTACTGACTGGATGGAGTTGAGGAACTATATCTTTGCAACAGATACCCGTACAACGTCCAACAGTGCACTACCTTGGAAGAACTCAACAACCCTTCCAAAGCTATGTCAGATTCGAGATAACCTTCATGCTAACTACCTATCAGCCTTGTTCCCTAATGATGATTGGTTGAAGTGGGAGGGTTACACTAAGGATGATAGTACAAAGACTAAAGCTAAAGCTATTCAATCCTACATGGCTAACAAGACTCGTATTGGTGGGTTCCGTACTGAGATTAGTAAATGTGTTCTTGACTACATTGATTATGGTAATGCCTTTGCAATGCCTAGCTTTGAGGAAAGATACAAAGAGATGGCTGATGGTACTAAGGTTCCAGACTTTATTGGCCCAAAATCCCATCGTCTAAACCCTATGGATATTGTTTTTAATCCACTAGCGGCTACATTCAAAGATACATTTAAGATTGTACGTTCTGTAAAAGGACTTGGTGAGTTAGCTAAACTAGCAAAAGACAATCCTGAGCAAGCGTTCTGGGAGGCGGCTATTGCCAATCGCTTTGACTTACGTAACAAAATGGCAGGATATTCCATAGAAGACTTTAACAAAGCGGCAGGATTTAGTGTCGATGGTTTTGGTAATATGCATGAGTATCTATCCTCTGATTACATGGAGATTCTTGAGTTCTACGGTAACTATACAGATTCTGAGAATGGCATTGTCTATACAGACAGAGTGATTACTGTGGTAGATAGAAACCTTGTAGTACGTAACGAAGCAATGCCACAGTGGTATGCAGGGAGTCCAATCGACCATGTGGGTTGGAGAATCCGTCAGGACAACCTATGGGCAATGGGGCCATTAGATAACCTAGTAGGTCTCCAATATCGTTTAGACCACCTAGAGAACCTCAAGGCCGATGCAATGGACTTATTGGTTCATCCACCACTAATCATTAAAGGTGAAGTGGAAGAGTTTGAATGGGGGCCGGGTGTAGAGATATTCGTAGATGCAGGTGAATCAGATGTCAAAGAACTAGGTAAGAATGCATCTAATGTATTTAGTGCCAACAGTGAAATGCAATTGATTGAAGACCGCATGGAATTATATGCAGGTGCGCCTCGTGAGGCTATGGGTGTTCGTACTCCGGGTGAGAAGACTTTAGGTGAAGTTGAGCAGTTAGCGACAGCCGCAGGTCGTATTTTTCAAGAGAAGATTACTCACTTTGAGATTGAGCTAGTTGAGAAACAACTTAACAAACAGCTAGAAGCGGCTCAACGTAATATGAAAGTAGAAGATGTGGTACGTATCTATGATGATGATATTGGTGCTGATGTGTTTATGACACTAACAGTGAATGATATAATCGCTAATGGTATTCTACGTCCAGTTGGTGCACGTCACTTCGCTAAGCAAACCAAAGACCTACGTAACTTAGTAGAAGTCTTTAGCAACCCTGCATTGGCCGAAATGTTAAGACCACACACCTCAGCTATTGAGTTTACTAAATTCATAGACGATACACTTGGTCTAAATGGCTACTCAATCTTCTCTCCTAATGTTGGTATCAAAGAGCAAGAGGCTACCGCTATAGAACAAGGAATCTCAACAGAGAATGTAGATGCCAACCTAGACCCTGCAAATGCACCGGAGTAATATATGAAATCATCTTGGACTAAGGGAGTAAAAGATGAGGAAGTAAGGGCAGATATTGTCTCTGCCTTTAAAAGTTCTTCCATATTAAGAAAAAGATTATCTGAAATATTGGAGGACAAAACAACCTCAAAACAGAAAGACTGTATGAATGTGAGTAATTATGAGAAAAATAGTTGGGCGTACCAACAGGCTGATTCACAAGGGTATTTACGTGCTTTGTCAGAAATACTCAGTTTATTAGAAAAATAATTACTCACAAAAGGTCAAATTTCAGGTATATACTAGTATAGGGATTAAAATTCTAATATATTTAGAAATATTCCTAGAAGTAAAAAACAAAACAAACGTAAAAAAGAAAATGTTTTAAAAGAAAGTTCAAAAGAAATAACCAGACCTTCTCCCGGTTATGGTAGTGGATGTGTTTAACCACGTTAAATAATATAACACTAACTAACGTGGCCTACCGTCCAAGGGATAGAATGGATTTCTATTAGCAGACTATCGGAAGACCGCGACCAATTTAATGTAGTCTTAGTATAATGGTATTATGACGGCTTCCAAAACCGATGACGTGGGTTCGATTCCTACAGGCTATGCCAACAAGAGGTTATTATGAAAACATTAATTATTATATTTTTTATGTGGTTCCTAATAGCCATGCCAGTACAAGCAGAACAATCAATATCAGTAATGGCTTCTTTCTTTACTCTCCACATAGATAAGGATGAAGACAAAACTTATAATGAGGACAACAACCTAATCGGATTTGAATATAAGGTGGATGATTATTATTTTTATATCAGCACATATGACAATACGTATGGTGAAAGGTCTGAAACAATAGGTATGGGTTACAACCTGTACGAGAATAAATATTTTGCATTTGATGGGCTATTCGGGTTCGCTACTGGATACGAACGGATAGTGCCCTACATTGCACCCAGAACAACTTTTAAGTATGACCTAAACAAACATGTAACTATTAAAACCTCTTACCAGATGTTCGGTAAGGCTTTCATAGCCATGCTAGGTTTTGAATATAAATTTTAAAGGAGACCGAATATGACCGTATTCGACAATCAGAATACTAATGAGGGAACCCCTCCGAAAGAAGAAACTACTCAAAGTGTAAACGTGTTCGCAGACCAGCTTAGCACAATTACAAATGAGAAAGGTGAGCAGAAATACGATACTGTCGAGAAAGCGATAGAAGCGCTCAAGCACTCTCAAGCATTTATCCCCACCCTACAATCTGAAAAGGTTGCACTTGAGGCAGAAGTAACTCAGTTAAGAGAGCAAGTAGCGCAAGCAAAAGGCGTACAGGAAGTCGTAGACAAGCTTACAAACCGTCAAAATGAACAGCAACAGGGCAACCAACCTGCGGCGGCATTGAGCGCGGAGGATATAGCTAAGTTAATTACCCAACAACTTAGTCAAGGTAAAGTAGCAGAAACACAGCAAGCCAATGCCCTTGCAGTTGACACAGCCCTTAAAGAGAAATTCGGAACAGAGGCGTCAAACCAAGTAGCATTGAAAGCACATGAATTAGGAATGTCTCCTCAGGAGCTAGGTGTCCTAGCCGAGAAGAACCCTAAGATGGTCTTGCAGTTATTCGGGACTACAGCTAAGCAGGTAAGCAACACAACCACTTCTTATAACTTTGCACCAAATGTACAAGAGGCTGAGCGGCTACAACCGCCTGAGAAATCTCTTATGCAGGGTGCTAAAACTAAAGATGTGATTGACTATATGAAAAAAATTAGAGCCGAAGTCTATAAAGACAATGGCGTAGAAGATTAAAAATAAGGATAAATTATGCATCTTACGACTAATACCCGTGCGTTTATCGAGGCTGAACAGTACAGTACGTTCATTCTTTTAAACTTGCACGATGGATTACTACCAGAAGCGTTCTATCGTAACGTGACAGACTTTGCATCTGGTGAAACTTTAAACATCAAAACAGTTGGTTCTGTAACATTACAAGAAGCGGCTGAGAACACACCACTAGTTTACAATCCAATTGAGACTGGTAACATCACATTAACAATCACCGATTACACTGGTGATGCTTGGTACGTCACAGACGAACTACGTGAAGATGGTGCACAGGTTGACAGCCTAATGGCCCAACGTAGCATGGAAGGTACTCGTGCACACCAAGAACATTTTGAAACTCGTTTCCTAGCAACTTGTAACTCAGCGCAAACTGACGCGAATGCCAACACTATTAATGGCTTCCCACATCGTATCGCATCTGCTGTTGCAACATCTGGACACGAAAACACATTTACATTAGACCACCTTATCGCTATGCGCTTAGCATTCAAAAAAGCTAACGTACCGGGTGAAGGTAATGTCTTCCTATGTGATACCACTGTTGAAGCCACATTAAATGGCTTAGTTACAATCACTACTGATGTTACACCGTTCGCGGCACAAATCATCGAAGGTGGTATGGCTACTGGTATGACGTTCATTATGAAATTGTTCGGATGGAACATCATCACATCTAATCGCCTA